TTAGAATTCATCGATATCGAATTCTTCATCACTCCAACAGGAGCTTCGTTTGAGAATATTTAATAAAAACTTTGATATTTATGGGGGAGATTAATTCTCCCCCTTTTTTTTATAATCAATATATTTATAGACATGAGAAATACTATTATCAAAATATTAAGAGAATTCGAGGAAAGAGAAATTCCTATGAAATATTATGCGTTCGATTGGGATGATAATCTTATGTATATGCCAACTAAAATTTATTTAATGTCTGAAGATGGTAATGAAGTTGGAATGGGTACTGAAGATTTTGCGACATACAGAACAAAAATTGGTAAAGAACCTTTTGAATATGAAGGTGAAATAATTGAAAATTTTGCCCCCGAACCATTCAGAGATTTCAAAGTAAGTGGAGATAAGAAATTTTTAAGAGATGTAATGACAGCGGAATTAGCTGAAGACGCTGCTTGGACGGATTTTGTTGAGGCAGTTAATAATGGTTCATTATTCTCAATAATTACCGCAAGAGGACATAGACCGACAACTTTAATGTTAGGCGTAAAAAAATTAATAGAATCAGAAAGAGGTGGTATTGATTCAGATATGTTGTATGACTCATTAGTTAAAATGAGAGAAAATGCTGGTGAAACTCCTGAAGATAAAGAAACTGAAATTATGAAATATCTACAATTATGTAGATTCTATCCTGTAACCTATGGTGAGGGTTCCGCTCAAAATCCTGAAGAGGCTAAGATTGTTGCTATGAATAAGTTTAAAAATTACGTTCAATCACAAGCAGAAAAATTAAATATAAGACTTGCTAATAAAATGGAAAATGAAGTTAATAACAAATTTGTCCCAATGATTGGTTTTTCTGATGACGATATTAGAAACGTGAAAGCAATGAGTAAGGGAGTTAAGGACATTAAAATCTTTTCAACTCATGGAGGTAAGAAAAAAGAATATAGACCAGAAGAAGATGAATTGCAACTAGAAACTAGAATAAAAAATTTATTATATAAATTATATTTATAATAACTAACTAGTTCTAGTAAGAGAATAAAATATTTACAGTAAAAGTAAATAGAAAAATAAACAACATACTATTTATAGTAAAATAAAAGATAAAAATTAAAACTTATATACAATGGCTGATTTATTAATGAAAATGCCGATTCCTTATGAACCAAAAAGAGCGAATCGATTTATTTTAAGATTTCCATCATCATTAGGAATAAACGAATGGTATGTTGAAAGTACAAGTAGACCCTCAATAACAATAAATCCTGTTGAGATTCCATTCTTAAATACATCAACATATGTTGCAGGACGTTTTACTTGGGGAACTATTGATGTTTCTTTCAGAGACCCTATCGGACCTTCAGCATCTCAAGCACTTATGGAATGGGTTCGTTTACATGCTGAATCTGTAACAGGTAGGATGGGTTACGCTGCTGGATATAAGAAAAACGTAGATTTAGAGATGTTAGATCCGACTGGTGTTGTTGTTGAAAAATGGATTATGGAAGGATGTTTTCTAACCAATGTATCCTTCAATAGTGTTGCTTACAACTCTGATGCAATTATGACTATCAAAGGTACATTACGTCCAGATCGTTGTATTCTTGTTTATTAATTTTGTATATCCTTTACAACCAAAAATAATATCCATATATTTATATGTAAAAATATAGATATATGGATTTTCAATTTTTTATAACTAACAATAGTTCTGGATTTAAAACAAAAGAAAAATGGTTATCCTATAACCATCCTGAATTGTATAATAAAATTATTGAATATTCATCTAAAATTAACTTGGAACTTTCTTTTAAAGAAAAGATTTGGTTCTATTATAATAATTTAAAAGAAAGACCAAAATGTGTTTCTTGTGGGGGTGATATAAAGTTTAGAGAAAGGTTTGATAAACCATATGGTGAATTTTGTTCTTTAACTTGTATTAACACAAATAAAGAAGAAATGGTTAAAAGACAAAGTAAAACATTAAAACAAAAATATGGTGTTGATTTTTTTCCTCAACATGATGATTTTATTAAAAAACAACGAAAGACAAAACTAGAAAAATATGGGGATGAAAATTTTAATAATCCTCAAAAAAATAAGGAAACTAAATTACTAAAATATGGTAATCCTGTATTTAACAATTTTGAAAAATATAAAGATACTTGTATCTTAAAATATGGGACGGACAACTATAGTAAATCAAACAACTACTCAAAAAAAATAAAAGAAAAATTCAAACATCTTTACCCTGAATTGGAATTTAAAAAGATTGAAAAAGAATTTGTTGAGATAAAGTGTTGTGATTGTGGAGAGTCTACTGATATATCCAAACAACTATTATATGAGAGATATAAACGTAATTATGTTATATGTACAAAATGTAACCCAATAGGACATAAAAGTAGAAGTGGACATGAAAAAGAGATATGTGAATTTCTAGCAGAAAATAATATTGAGTTTGTAACTAACAAAAAATTTAATAATAGTAAAACAGAAATTGATATTTTTATACCTGACTTCAATTTAGGAATCGAAGTTAATGGTGTGTATTGGCACAATGAGTTATTTAAAAATTCAAATTATCATCTTGATAAGACATTAAGGTCAGAAAAAGAAAATATAACTTTGATTCATGTTTTTGAGGATGAATGGATATATAAAAAAGATATTGTTAAATCTATTATAAAAAATAGATTAAAACTAAATGGTAAAACAATATATGGTAGAAAGTGTGAAATTAGAGAATTAGATACAAAAACTACACAAGATTTTTTAAACCAAAACCATATACAGGGTAATGTAAATTCTAAATACAGAATAGGATTATTTTATGAAAATCAATTAGTTTCAGTTATGACATTTGGAAATGGTAGAATAATGATGGGTGGTAAAAGTAATGAGTTTGAATTAACCAGATTTTGTAATTTGATAAATTATAATATTATTGGATCAGCCTCTAAATTACTTAATTTTTTTATTAAAAAATATGTACCACAAAAGATTGTATCATATTCTGACGTTAGATTATTTAATGGGGAATTATATAAAAAATTAAATTTTAATAAAATACATCAATCCAAACCGAATTACTGGTATGTTATTGATGACATCAGACATAACAGATTTAATTTTAGAAAATCCATATTAGTTAAACATGGATTTGATAAGAATAAAACAGAAAAGGAAATAATGTTTGAAAGAAAAATATATCGAATATATGATTGTGGTAATATTAGATGGGAATTAACACCAAGTTATGGATTATAGTTTAGTTTTTTATAAAACTAACTATTATTTAAAATAAAAAACTATGGATTCCAATTTATTTAATGCCGCTACCGAAAACTTTAATCTTCCCCATGATGTAGTCCCATTACCAACTGGAGGTATATTTTATAAAAATAAAAAAAAATCAGTTAAGGTTGGGTATTTGACCGCACATGATGAAAATATATTAATTGGTGCAACTCAAAACTCAAATCAAAATATTATCTTAACATTATTAAGAAGTAAAATATATGAACATGATTTAAGACCTGAAGAATTATTGGAAGGTGATATAGAAGCAATTCTTATTTATTTAAGAAATACATCTTTTGGTCCTGAATATGTGGTTAATGTGATTGACCCAAAAACTAACAAAAGTTTTGAAACAACAATCGTTTTGGACGAACTTAACATTAAAAAAACACAATTCACTCCTGATGAAAATGGAATGTTTACAACAATGTTACCTCGTTCAGGAAATACTGTTAAGTTAAGACCATTAACATATTCTGAGATTTTGGACATTGATAAGATGTCTGAACAATACCCTGTTGGTAGGGTAGCTCCAACGGTTACGTGGAGATTAAATAAAATGATTCAAGAGGTTGATGGAATTGCTGATAGAGAAAAAATTGCATCCTTTATTGAAACATTACCAATATTAGATTCAAAATATATTAGAAACTTTGTAAGAGACAATCAACCATCATTAGATTTAGAAAAAACAGTTATAGCCCCGTCAGGAGAAAAGGTATCTTTCAAGAT